ATGTGGATCGAAAACCCGACGCCGCTAGGCATTTTGCCAAAGTTCGTCAGAGTCGAGTTGCCCAAGCTTGCGGTCATCGTGGGTCCAAACGGCGTGGGTAAAAGCCAACTACTGCGTGGAATTTTTAATGGAGACATTGGGACCGAGGTGTCGCCGTTTACCGGCACTGCACGTATGCAATCGCCTGCCTCGAGGCCCAACATCGCGCTGCTGACCAACTTTGATCCGGATCCTCCCGGGATAACCGCTTCACGGGAGTCTGATTATAATGAGTTGATGAAGCGCGAGTTCACCACGGACGAAGCATATTCGCTCGTGCAGCGAGCTGTGAAACAACAGGAAATCGAACGCGACAGAATAAATGAGTTAGTTAGGGCGGAAACGGGAAAAAATGTTACAGAAAACGGCCTAAATTGGGATAGCTTTGTCGGTTATGCCAGCAATTTGGGTCTTCTAGGCCAACCTAGTGCTGAATTTCGTTGGGCAAATCGCTTTCGGGGTGAAACAATAGATGCCGGAACGAGAATCGGCAAAATTCTAGCCGGACTGATCGGTAAGCCAAACGATATGCCGCTGTTGCAGCGCTTGGCAACGCCGGCGCATTTGCTTGCATGGGACAGCAAGCAAATGGCAGCAATAATGAACTGGCCTGCTGAAGGCCTATTTTCACCAAACCTAATATCAATATTCCTTCAGTACCGTGAACGGCGGTGGCAAAACCAAATGCGTCGTCAAGCCGATATAGACGAAGGAACAAAAACGGGTTTAACGCCAGAAAAATTTGTCGAAATTTTTGGCAGGCCGCCTTGGGATCTCGTTTCGGAAGCACTGGAGCAATTTCAACTACCGTATCAAGTAATACCTATAAGTTATGACGCTAGGAAGCCTGTTACATTTGAAATGACGCGGCGAGGCTCGGATCAGCCTATTTCGTATCAAGCCCTTTCTTCGGGGGAGAAAATATTACTAAAGATGGTTCTTGCTACATTTCAAACAAACTACGAACGAATTAATATCATTCAACCTCAATTGATTCTACTTGACGAACTGGACGCATCTTTACATCCGCAAAACGTGCGCCGCTGGCTAACAGCGGTGAAGGACGGCTATGTCGACGCACTAGGCATTCCATGCATTTTGACGACGCATTCCCCCACAACCGTTGCGCTCGCAGACGAGGGGGCAATCTTTGAGATGACCGCGGACGATGCGACTCCGCATCCAATCTCGAAACAGAAGGCAATTGATCGGCTTACGGCTGGACTTCCGATGCTTTCCATCGACTACTCCGCACGGCGTCAGGTTTTTACCGAGAGCACGATTGACGTGGCACATTATGCCATGATCCATGACATCGTGCGACCTGAGTTGGAATTGCCCAAAACACTGAGTTTTGTGGGATCTAGCACCAATGGTGGGTGCACAATCGTCTATCAGATGGTCAACCATATGGAAGCGAACGGCAATCGTGCAGTTTTCGGTATCGTTGATTGGGATCTGAAGAATTCGCCGACGTCCAGGGTGAAGGTTTTGGCTTACGGTACGCACTACGCGAAGGAGAACGTTTTGCTCGATCCCGTTCTAATTGGAGCGCTTTTGCTTAAAAGTCACGACCTTCCCTTTGATCCTCCAATTTATTTTTCTGACTTGCGGGCTCCCCCTTCTGGTACATTGCAACGGATCAGCGACGAAGTGGTCAATCGCATTAAATGGCCTGCTGCTGCAACGAAGGAACTTGGAACGAACTACTACTGGGGCGGGGACGAGGTTGCAGTGCGGATTGCATTTCAGCGATTCAACGGTCACGATCTTGAGAAAATGATAAAAGCAGTGTTTCCAATGCTCGAAAAGCGCTACCAAGCGGAAGGCGCTTTAGGTACTGCTATCATCGAACGTGTTCTGCGCGAATTGCCAAACCTAATGCCAAAGCCGCTCGTAGAGCTGATGCAACGTCTCGCAAACGATGAACCGTAACTGGCTATCCATAGTCCTTCTGCGACTAATCTAAGCCGCCTCCAGCTTTAGGCCTGTCGCATAGCCTCGATCGCCGTATGTGTGCATCACCTCCGCGACCAGCCATGGGATCGCGTCGATCGTGACCTTAAAGCCCATGACCCTTGCCTTGGTCTCCGGATGGATGTCCGGCCTTCCGAGCGCTAGCGTCAGGGTCAGCGATACGGGTTCGCGGCCGGCGCGCGCCTTGGCGGCGTTGGCGGCAGTTGCGGCGTCCTGTTCGTTGCCGAACACCTTGCGGATCCGCTTGGCACCATCTTTCTTCCCGGCGACGAATTCCTGTCGCTTGCCAGAGGCGCGATCATGCCATGTCGCGGTGACGCCGGGGACGTCCTCGCGCTTCTGACGGCTGAATTGGTGGCTGTCGCCGTCGCGGCGGGCGATGGTGACGGTGGCCAGCGCCTTGCCCGTGGGTGTCACGCCGGCGGAGATCGGCGAGACGACCAGGACGTCGCGCACGACCTTGGCGACGGCGCCATGTTCGCGCCCGATCCGGGCGATGAAGGCGAGGTCGCTTTCGCCGGTCTGGGCCTTTGCCGTGATCGCAATGCCGGCGAGGGCGGGCGCGCAGCGCGCCGTCAGGCGGTTGCGGCCGGCGATCTCCGACACGATGGCGCCGAGCGTAGTATCGTGCCAGCCCTGCTCGCGCCGCGTCTTGATGTCGCCGGTGAAGTCGGCTGCCCGGGCGCGGACGGTGATGAGGTCGGGCGGGCCGGCGTGGTTGACCTCATCGACGATGAACCAGCCCTTGTCGATTAGCCCGGCGGTCACGTCGCTGCCCTGTTTCCACCCCAGCCAGACGTGGATCCGCGCGCCATCGCGTGGCAGCGGCACAGCCCCGTCGGTATCATCGATCACCAGGTCGAGCTGGTCGGCCTCCCCGCCCCGCTTTTCGGTGATTCCGAGGCTGATGAGCCGCGAACGTGGCGGGCGGCCGTTCGGCTGCGGTATCTTACCGACGAGCATCGGCGTGATATCCTTGCCGTCGACCAGCACGCGGATGGCGGGAATGTTCGCGATCATCCTAGGCGCTTCTGCGCGAGCAACCGTCGACATGACATGCAATTGACACGCTGTGGGTTGCCGTTGGTCGTGATGACGGATGAAGCCCAGTGGCTGCCAGGGCCGCACAGCGGCGCCGACGTTTTCGATCTAGCGTGGACTTTCATGCGTCGTCGCGATCGACGCGCAGCAGTTCGATCGAGAAGTCGATCTGGCGGGGCGTACCGTCCGGAAAGAAGGCCTTGGCGCGATCGTCGATGCCAGTGATGACGAACGCGCCGTAGACGTAGCCGCGCCCGTCGACCAGCGACCAGGCGTCGCCGGTGTTCGCCATGGCGCGCAGATCGTCGATGGACACGCTGCCGTCGGCGATCTCGTGGAATACCGAGCCGGGTAGCGAGATCGTCTCTTCGCCGGGGCCGGTGAATTGCGTGGCGTCGCGCGTGCCGACGCGGGTCGAGGTGGCATGGCGCCAGCTCGCGCGTCGGTTCAAGTCGTCGAACGCCAGCGTGTCGATCGAGAAGACGAACATGCCTAGGGCGAGCAGCATTACACGGTCTCCCAATCGACCGGGTCGGCGTAGGAGGATCGGGTGCGGGCGGCCTTCTGATCCTGCTGCTGCGCCTGCCAGCGTTCGAACATGTCGAAGAGCGCGCGTTCGTCCATGCCCGCAGACGGGTGGAAATGCACGATATAGGTATCCCCGGCGGGAGCCGGCGCTTGTACGTGGCCGTTCCGACCAGCCGCAGCCGGCGACGCCATCGCCAGCGCCGGGATGGCGCTGCCCGTCACGATCGCGGCGGACAGCCGGCTCGACAGCCGATCCATGCGCTTGACCGGCTCGCCCTCCTGCGCGGCGAGGCCGTTGTTCAGGCCGTCGATGATGTGTCCACCGAAGCCCATGAAGACGCGGCTGGGCGAGTGGATGCCGAGCGCGCGCTTGAACGCACCGGAAACCGCGCCGGCGATCCGTTGGGCCGCCGCCACCACCCAGCCCACGCCGCTCAGCAGACCGTTGACCAGGCCGCGCAGGATCCATTTGCCCGCATCGGTGAGCTGGGCGGGCAGTTGCACGCCGAACAGCCGCAGGAGGGCGGAAACGGCGCCATAGACGAGGCCCACCGGACTGAAGTTGATCAGCGCCGCAGCGATGCTGCGGATACCGCCGTTGAACGTCGCTTTCACGCCCTGCCACAATCCAGCGAACCAACCGCCGATGGCGCCCCAATTTTGATAGATGAGGTACGCCGCGGCACCGATCGCGACGACGCCGGCGACGACGCCCAGCGTGATGCCGATCAGGGGCAGCATCGCGATGTTGAGCGCGCCGGTCGCGAACGACAAAGCCGCGAACGGTGCCACCAGGCCGGCGATGACGATCGCCCCGCCGCCCAGAACGAGGAACAGCGCTGCGAACGCGGCAGCACCGATCGCGATGGCCTTGGTGGCGTTCGGATAGCGGTTGGCGACGTCGCCGATCCACGTCGCGAAGGCGTTCGCTTTGGTGACGACAGCGTTGACGGTGGGCAGGAGCTGCGCGCCCAGCGTGATCGCCAGCGTCGTCGCATTGATCTTGAGCTGCTTGGTCTGCTCGGCCGAATCCTGCATGCGCTCGGCGAAGTCGCGATCGGTCGTACCGCCCGCTTTGGATGCCAACGTGCGGATGCGGCGATATTCATCCATGTTCTGGATCAGCGGTCGCAGGCCCTGCTGCACCTGCGCGTCTTCGAACAGATAACCGAGCTTCGACAGGTCGCCCTTCAGCGTCTTGTTGGTCAGCTCGGCAATGGCTTCCAGCGGCGTCTTGCCCTCCGCATACGCTTTCTTCAGCGCGGCGGGAAGGTCGACACCCATTTTTTCGAACGCCTTGTCGGTGGCGGGCGAGGCAATTTTCTGCAGGATGTTGGCGAGGTTGGTGCCAGCGCTGGCGGCATCCCCGGCCCCCTTGCGCGCGATCTGGAGGCCGGCGGCAAGATCTGCGACGGCACCCGCACCCGTCTGCCCCAGCCCCTGATAGGCGGCGGTCAGCGACGGGAAGTATTGCGCCATATCTTTGATTTCGAAGGCGCCTTCCTTGCCTGCAGTCGCCATGATGTCGATCACACGCTGCGTTTGTGCGACGGGAACCTTCAGATTGTCGGTTGCGGCGTAGGCGGCGTTCGACAGATCCGCGATGTCGGCTTTGTACGCGGTCGCGGCGCGGCCGATCGGGGTCATCATCTTGACCGCGTCAGGCACCTTGGCACCGAGACCTGCAAGCGTGTCGACACCCGCCTGGAGATCCGATGGCATCTGGTTGGCGGCTTTGGCGGCAACAAGCAGATTTTTTCCAAGCGCGGCTGAATAGGCTCGCGTTTTATCGGCCTTTTGTCCGATATCGGTCATGACGGATTCGTAGTCCTGCGCGGCTTTTATGCTGGCCAGTAGCGGGGCGGCCATTGCCATCCCTGTTCCAACCATAGCGGCGCCAGACGTGGCAAGCCCGGTCGCCATGCCCTGGATCTTGGCGACGCGGGCACGGCCCGCCGCCATGCGGCGCTCGCGATCGGCGAGCTGGCCGACGCGGCGTTCCTGTTCGGCAATCTCGCGATTGGTCTGCACCGCCTCAGTGCGCAGGCGGCGCTGGTGACGTGCCAGATTCTCGGTATCGATGCCGGCGGTGTGAAGCTTCAGCCCCATTTCGCTCAACGCCTGCGTCTGGCGGCGTTCGGTTGCCTCCAGCGTCGTCACTTCGCGTTCGGCCTTGGCGAGCGCTCGGGTCAGCGCCTGTGTCGGCTTGTCGGTGGCAGCCATCTCCCCGCGCAGCTCGGCGACACGCGCTTTGGATGCGTCGAGTTGGGTATCGGTCGATTGCAGCCCGGTCTTCAGACCGCGGAAGCCGTCGATGTCGCCCTGCGCCTGCTCGATCTCCTTCAGCCGATCGCGCGTCAGCTTCAGCGCTTGCGCGGCCTTGGTCGATCCGCCGGCGATATCGCGCAGCGGGCCGGTGACGCGGTCACCGGCCTCCAACAGCATGCGGATGCGCAGGTTGCGGTCGGACGACACGCTATTTCCCTTCCGGGTTGTGACGGCGCGCCGCGCGCTCGCGCCATTGCATCAGTTCGGGGACGGACAGCGCGTCCATGACGTCGGGCGACCAGTGGAAGACGAAGGCGATATCCGCCATTGCCTCTTCTACGCGCTCTGGGAGAGCGCCTCCTTGGTCGACGTCGGCAGCAAAAAATCGACGATGATCCCGGCGAACTGGGTGACGTCGGCGGGATCCATGGCGTCGAACAGGTTTGCGTGGAGGATCGGCGCGGTGACGCGCGGGGCGACCATGGCGACCTGATTGTAATCCATGCGGACGAGGCCGCCGAGGTTGGTGCCGCGCAGCGCACCGCCCATCGGCTTGCGGACATGGATCGTCGTGCCCGCCGCCAGTACGACCTTGTCGGCGACGACGATGTCGTGTTCGAGGGTGAAGTCGCCGGGGACAGTAGAGTTAGGCGTGTCGGTCTGGTCGCTCATCGTGAAAATCCTATCGGGGAAGCTAGGGGCGGTGGAGGACGGCGGGCTTGCGGCGCGGGCGCCGGAGGGCGCCTCTCACCTCACAGGCCGAAGGCGGCGCGGTGGACCGCCATCAGGTCGACGCCACCGACGAATTCGATCATGCCGAGCGGATCGATCTCGATGATCCGTTCGCCGTTCCAGCTCATCTTGTAATAGCTGAGCTGGCTCTTGACCTTGAACTCGCTGTCGTCGCCGGGCTTCCATTCGCCCATGTCGATCTCTTCGTGCCGGCCGCGGGTAACGATCTCGATCTCGACATGCTCGCCGCTGTCGTCGTCGATGAACGAGCCGACGAACCGCTGCAGCACACCCGACAAGCCGAGCTGGCCGTATTGGACGAAAATAGGACGCATCGGGCCGCCGTAGACCGCCTCCATCTCCATCGCCTCGCCGCCCATATCGACCTTCACCGGCCGGCTCATGCCGCCGGCGCGATAGTCCTCCAGCTTGCGGGCGAGCTTGGGCGGAGTGATCGAGACGGTTTCACCAATGAAGGCGTTGCCCTCATTGTACATCATCATCTGCTTTAGCTTGGCGGCGATCGACATGGCGGAGGTCCTTGGTCAGTCAGGAATGGAGCGCGGGCGCGATCAGACGCCGGCGACGAGGGTCGCGAAATCGGCGAGGAACTCGTCCGAGATCTCCTGCTGCAGGAAGAGGGCTTCGAGCGGGGAGACGGGGGTGTAGCGGAAGCCGATCACGAGCTTGCCGGCGTTGAGGCTCTCGACGGTGTTCTTGCCTGCGGGCAGGAAGGCGACGGCGCCCATGATGCGGCCGGCGCGCGTTTCGACCCGGAATTTCTCGTTGATCTGTTCGACGATATCCTTGGCGAGGCTGGGCCGCAGGGGCTTGTCGACACCCCACACCAAGCCGAGCGCGACGGTATCGGCGAGGATCTGTTGCGTGCGTGCCGCGCTTTCGAAGACGAAGTCGCTGTCCTTCGCCGCGCAGGTCCGGTTGCCCCAGAAGCGCAGCGCGCCGTCCATGCGGACAACCGTCACCAGCTCGGAGGCGTTGAGCACGTTGGCGTCGCAGTCCGGATCCTGAATGTCGAAGGTCACGTCCGCGGTCAGGCCGTCGATATCGGGGAGCGCGACGTTCGACAGCGTCTTGTGCCAGCCCTGCGCCTGGTCGATCGCGGCGCGCGCGCCCATGGCGACCGCCGCGATCGGCACGGGGATGCTGGCGCCGTCGGCGCCGTAGGGCGCGGTGATGCCCGGCCACAGCAGTGTCAGCTCGCGCGCGTCGGGGAACAGGCCGCGATGGGTGATCGCCTCGCCGCGATCGAGGCCGATCGCCTGCGCATAGACGTGGGCGCGCAGTTTCTTGGCGACGGCGGCCAGGCCCTTCGTCACCTTCTCGCTTTCGAGGCCGGGCGCGCCGATGATACGCGGATGGAGGTCGAGCTGCGCGGAGGCGGTAAGCAGCGCCTGCATGCCCGTCTTCACGCCGGCGACGTCGGTGCCGACCAGCGCGGTGGCGGTGGCGTCGGCATTCGCGCCGGGAGCCACGCGCACGACGACGATCGGCGCGTCGACCTGTCCGGCGATGGCGCGCAGCGCGGCGCGCAGCGTGCCGCCCGCCCCCGCCTTTTCGATCGCGTCGTCGATATTATCGACCTTTACCGCGGTATCGAGCGGAAAGGCGACGGCAACCGCGTCGGGGGCGGTGGCGACCAGGCCGATGACGGCGGTGGCGATCGTCGCGATCCCGCGCTTCGCCGTCTTGACCTCGGCAACATTGATCCCGTGCAGAAAACTCATGGGCAGACCTTTCAGGCGAGCGCGGATAAAGCGCGGATGGTGGACGAGGCGGTGAAGGCCGGATTGCCGGCGATGTCGGTGCGGCGACCGGTGACGGTCAGCACGACCTGGTGCGGCTGGGCACCGGGCGAGAGGGATATCCGCGCGATCCGGGCGCGTCCCTCCTGTCGCATCAGCGCCAGCGCCGCGGCGGCAATGACGCGCAGACGCCCGGCCGGATTATTCGGCTGGTCGAGCTGGTGCGGGACGAGCGAGCCGTAGTCGCGACGGCCGACCCGCGTGCCGACGGGCGTCGAAAGGATATCGTCGACCGACTGGAGCAGATGGTCGGTTCCGGCGATGGCCTTGCCGGTGTGGCGGTCCATGCCGATCATCGCGTCGGCCTCGCTGGCTTGGAAGCGCCCGATCCATCGCGTGGCGGCGGGGGAAGCACGCCACGCTGCGGCGTATAGCCGCCGCGCCCACGCGGCCCATCGCGGTCGGCGAGGATGAAGGCTGCGATCACGATCGCGGCGGCATGGATGAGCGCGTCGCCGATCACTGCGGCGGCCCCGAAATGCCGCCACCTGGCTGGACGTTCTTGTGGAGGTGGCCCTTCAGGCTCTTGCCGGCGCCGACGACGTCGGCGTCGCCGGTGATGGTGCCGGTCGAGTGGATATTGCCGTCGACGGTCACGTCGCCGGTGAAGTGCAGCCCACCTCGCGCGACGACTATGACGGTCGCATCGTCGGGCAGATAGGCCATGAGCGCATGGCTTTCGGGATCGTAGCTGATCGTCGCGCCGTCCTCGAATTCAGCGAGCGTCGAGCCGTCCTGTGCCGGATGAGGATGTGCGCTGCTCGACAGGCTGCCGACGATGATGCCGCGGGTGGCATCAGCCTCGGGCGCGAGGACCAGGACGCATTCGCCGACTGAGGGCGGCGACCAGATCCGCGTCTTGCCGGCACGCGGGGAGAGCCACGGAATGTTGCCGGTCGTGAGGCCTTCGGCGAATTCGACGCGCGCGGTGCCGGCGCTCCGATCGACGGACACGATGACGCCTTCGCGCGCGAGATCGCCTAGGAGGCGCTGGAGGTCGGCAGGCTGGGCCATTGCTCAACCAATGCGCAGGTCGCATAACGGCGCGAGGCCCTGCTCTTGTTGAAATGCATTCTACAAGAGCAGGCTCAGCCACTCCGCCTGGTTGTCCTGTCGTGATAGACGGGCACAGGGTATGCCCCCATTAAATTCGGCGATGCGTCACTCTGAAGGCGTTTTCGCGTATTCGCATCGCTCATTTTTATGTACCTGACGACCTGATCCGTCACGTTTTGACTAAGGTCGTCGTAATGCATTCTGCCCCGGACATGAGAATTCCTCCGGATCTGACGCCGATAAAGCCACCTTGGATTTTTCCGAATAAAGCTTCGACGGCGGCTTCCGCGCAGGCGGCAAGTGAGGCAATTTGTGCGGTCTATGACAATTGCCTCAGGTATGTAGGGGCAGTCGCGCTTCATGAATTTTGTCGTAACAACATTGCCGCTGTGACCGCGTATGCAAGACACTCAATCGAGAACGGCATCGAATATGACAGCAGGACTGGAACAGACATCTTTCCCATCTGGGAACAGTCGGCTCGTCGGCTCGCAGCACTGGCAGCGCATGACTTTGGAGAGGCATTTCGAATCGCGCAGGCAAAATTGCTATCTGATCCTGTCTTGACGGTATTGATCGATAAAGGCGCTTTCAAACCAATAGGTAAGAAACTGCGCGCCCTTTTCCCTGCTAGCGTTGCGGCACGTAATGCAGCCGCTCACCCCGAGGCTTTTCTGCAACGCGACCATGGCTTGCGCGAAGGCCATGAAGTCGAGGGCGTACGTGTACCGCCAACTACCACTATTCAGGACGGCTACATTGAGGGGTTCTATACCACGAGTTTCAACGGGGTGGCTGTCACATGCCCTATTAGTCCAAATGCTGCGATTGAACTGACAGGAATTACGAATGACTTCGTGCGCGTGCTAGCACCTTTAGCCGAATAGTTGGTGTCGATTTTTAGCCAATCCGCCAGGTTGTTCCGTCGTGATAGACGGGAACCGGGTACGAGCCGCCGCCCTGCACTGGCTGTCCTGCGTTGCCCTCCGCTGGCATATTGCTGTCGCTTACAAAGCCACGTCGACCGGGCAATGCCGGTAGATATGGCGACGGCAGTTGAGCGACCGGCACCGGCTCATGTGCGAAAAAGCCAGCGCGGAAGGTTTGCAGGCCGCCCCGGGTGTCGAGCCCGAGCGTCCTCTCGCCGACGCGTTTCAGCATCACGTCCGGTTCCGCCGAGCCGTCGCCAAATGCGAGAGCCTTATGAAAAGGCTCGATTCGGAAGTAAGGATGATCGCGCAGCGTGTCGGTAAACCATTCGTCCGCCGCCACCCCTCCGTTCGCCATAAAGTGCTTGATCGGGCCATATACGGTGTTGGGGGAACGTAGCTTCAGGTTGTTTTCCAAGCCGACCACGGTCCCGTCCGGCCCCTCGACCGTTCCCAGCCCGGTAAGATCCGCGCCCTCGGCGTCGGCCACTTCGAGAACCGCCGTGACTAGGTCGTTGATGCGGAATGGCGCGTTCGAACCGGCTATCGTGCGATACTTGTTGGTCGGCGAAACGGGCCGCACCAGTCGCGCAGTACCGCGCTGGATGTGCAGCGCGCGATTGACCGTTCCTTGCTCGCCGTCGCCAAAATGCTCCCAGTCCTCCAGCACGATCGCCGTGCTGATGTCCTGATTGTAGACATAGACGTGCGTATCGCACGGACCCTCCGTCCATAGCCGCACCATGACGTTGGGGACGTAGCTGTCTGTCTCAGACAGCACCTGGAACCCATTGTTGTTGCCGCCAGCAAGGAAGTTGTATTGGCAAACCGGGCCAAGGAACAAGTTACCATTCGTTCCGGGGCGAAGGTGAATGCCTGCCCCGTCATTTTGCAGGCCGCCGTAGAAATTGAAGACGTTGGCGTTCGACGGCCACTGGTTGTCGGGCAAGCCCCAGTCGTCCTTGCCCCGCCCGATTTCGAGACCATGGCCGACGTTGCGGACGCTTTCGATGTTGTTGAAGGTGCTATTGCCGATCTGCAACAGCTCGATGCCATGCGACCCGCACTTGCTGACGTGGATATTCTCGACGATGCCAGCCATCATCCGCAGCAAGCCGAGGCCGACCTGATTGGGCTTCGTCCGATCGCCGATGATGGAAAAGTTGCGCAGCGCCATGCCTGATCGGTCGTAGGAGCCTTGGGTCGTCGCCTTCGCCCGATTGCGCAGGACATGCCGTTCGCTTGTCGAAACGATGATGGTGCTGTGCTTGCCGGCGCCTGAAAAGCTGACGTTCTGCGGGACTTCCAGCGTGTCGGCGGTTCGATATGCGCCAGCGGGCAAGTACACCTCCGCGCCGCCCTTCAGGACGTAGCCGAAGCCCTCGAACGGCTCGTCTTGAATGGAAAGATATCCGGCATAGTCGAGCGCCGCTTGGATGGCGGCGGTGCTGTCCGTCTCGCCGTCGCCGATCGCGCCGAACCAACACGCGTCGATGCGGCCGACACCGATGCGGACCCACGCTCCCTTAAGCCCGGCAGGGTCGAGGATCGCCGGAATGTAGATGGCCTGAAGGGGATCGGCCGCAAAACGGGCTGCGAAATTTCCCGTTTTGTAGGCGAACGTGCCGCCTCTGCTCGGGTCTGCCACAATCGCGGACCCATTGCTGACCAACGCCTGCGACGAGACCTTGTCAGCCCCGGCATACGTGCTGTTGGCCATCCCTGGATCGCCCCGGTCCCCTTTGTACCAATTCTGCAGGAACGGCGTAATCAGATCGCGAAACGCGCGCATGGTAACGCGCTTGGTGGCGAGGCCTTGTACGATGGGCAGATGTTCGTCGCCGGTGAGCTGATCGGCGATGGCGAGGGCGGTGATCTTCGCCATGCGTCAGACCTTCATGATGTAGAGCAGGGCCAGCGACGGCTGGGTGACGTCGACGGTGTGATCGTGTTCGCCAGCGGATGCGGCGTTGCCGTCGACCGTCACGGAGTGCGTATGGCCGGCGTCCTGAGGCGTCACAGATTTGAGGACGGTATCGGACCCATTGCCGGCCGTATCCGTCTTGGTGGTCGTCGTGACGGCCATCCCGGTTACGGAGCTGCCGGTGCTACCCGTGGCTTTGACGGTGTGGCTGTGGGCGCCGCTCTTTGCGGTCGTCTTCTGCGTCGCACCGAAGGCTTCGCCCTGAGGGTGCGCGCCACCCGCGCCGACGGCCACACGATCGGTGAGGTTCGGCGTGACGATCTTCCCGGTGCCGTCGCTACGCTGCACTTCCTGCCCGTCGCAGATCGCCCAGCCTGCGGGCACGGTTGCAGTACTGCCGTACCACAGGATGATGGATCCGGCGGGCAGCACCTTCCGCAGATCCGCAGGTGTGATGACCGTGTCGGTCGACGTGCCTCTGTCCCGCTCCGCCGGGGTAGCAAGGCGTACAACGCCTTTGCGCTGCGTCGTCGCCGGCGGATTGAGGAAGTTCGTATTGCCGAACACCAGCTCCGACACGTCGCCGGTCGGGAACGCGATGTCGATCGCGGCGAGGAACGTCGCGCGCGGCGACTTTTCGAACAGATTGTCCGCCTGGGCATAGGTGGCGAACAGGGTGCCGTCGGCGAGGAAAAGGCCGAACCCGCGGGCAGTATAGCCGTCCGCGCTGTCGTCGCGGATCGTCATGTGAACGATGTTGTCGCCGACCTGGTCGCCGCTGATGCTGGCGAGCCGCTTGAATTCGCCCGGCAATGCCTCCAGCGTCGGCGCCGAGACGAAGGGCGCATCGGTAAGGCCGATCTGCGCGATCCCGAGGTTGATGTCGGCATCGAGCTGCGCGGCGGTGAACCGTGCCTGCCCGGCGCGGGTGATCATCAGGGTAAGCGCTGCCGTCGTCATGGCGAGGTGTCCAGCAGCGTGCCGGTTTCCGCCTGTAGCGGCTCGCCCTGCTCGGTCTGAAGGTAGAATTCCCAAGCGGGTGATGCGTCGATCACCAGCGCGGCATCGTCGCGGGTGTATCCGGCAAGGCGGGCGGCGCCCTGAACCGCCACGCCACCCGCCAGTGTCAGCGACTGAACGACGGTCAGATGCTCTCGCAAAGGCTTCACCGCCGTCACCTGGGCGATGATGTCGTCGACGATCGCCGCCTGCGCGCGTTTCCCGCCGGCGTTGCCGGGTGCGGTGACGAGTGGGAGATCGACTTCGAAGGTGTGCGGCTCGAGGCGGGCAGGATCGTCCTGCGCCTCGATCACGGTAGCCAGCGCGTCGATCCGGGCGAGGACATGCTCGACCGACGCGCGGGTGCCTTTGATCTTATGCTGCTCGATCGATTCGGCGACCGTTCGGCGCTTCATCGCTTCCGACCAGGCGCTATCCCAGAAGTCGACGGACAGGCCGTAAGCCAGCCATGGCAATGCACTGGCGGCGATGGTGGCCGGATCAGCGATCGTCGCAAGCGGCGCGTCAACGTCGCCGATGCGGGCAGACCCCGCTTCGAGCGCACGCTCCAGACGGGTCGCATTGGGCGGCAGCAAGCTCATGCGGCGTATCCCCCGTGGTAGATGGCGATGGCAGTGCACCACGTCGCCTGCGTCGCGTCGCAGATCACGTCGGCGGCTGGGGCGGTGAGATCGACGCGGTGGACGCCGGCGACAGTCAACGCGGCGACAATGCCACTGTACGTGATGGTGCGGCCGAGCTTCCGGTTGTCGGCGACATAGGCGACAAGCGCAGCGCGGGCGGCGGCCAGCACGACTGCGACGTCGGGTCCGGCGAAGGTGACGAGCGTCGCGGCAACGGCAAAGGGCACGATCCGTGCGCTGGCGGTCGTGACGTCGTCGCCTAGTGGCCGAATCGCCTTGTCGGTAACGATCGCGTCGACCGCGGCGATCAGCGCCGGCGATGCCGTGCCGTCACCGATGCGAGAGAGGACCGACACCAGCACCTTGCCCGGCGCCGGCGACGTGGCGCTCGCATCCAGTACGTCGCCGCTCGCGCCCTTGGCGTGACTGACATAGGCCAGCTCGGGACCGGCTGACGTGAAGCTTTCCGGCGCAAGGACGATGCGCGCACGAAAAGCCTCGTCGTCTTCCATGATCGCCGTAGCCCCCGTCGATTCGTCCGCGGGGGCAATGGTGAGGCGCGCGACGCCGACGAGTGCGCCGAGGTGATCGAGGCGGTTGCCGCTTGCGTAGGCGACGAGATTCTGTTCCGCGCCATCCTGAAACGCCTGACGGATCAGCATTTCGCGATACGCAGCGACTTGGAGGACCTTCACCGCCGGGTCGCTGTCGACCGTCGCGTCGAACGACGGCAACCGTACCTGAACCTCGGCGATCATCTGGGCGAGGATCGTCTCGAAAGACAGTTGCTCAACGAAAACCGGGGCAGGCAGGCGCGAAAGATCGAGGGTGGTGGGGGTGGCGGCCATGGCGCCGGCCATGTCGGGCGGCATGCGCGGGACTGGCTATGGCGTGCTCTTGTAGAATGCGCTTCTACAAGAGCAGCGGTCAGCGTTCGACGACGTGGGCGAGCAGCATGTCGATCGCCATGCCGCGCTCGCCTTCGGTCAGACCGAGCAGGCCGCGCGCGGCGTAGCGGACCTTGCGGCCACCCTTCACGACGCTGTCCATACGCCCTTCCTGGTGGATGCGGGCCAACTCGCCGGCGCGGCCGGTGAAGCCGATCCATGCTTCCATCGCCGTCGCATCGCCGCGCAGGAACCGGCCGCCCCGCAGCTTGCGGAACATCGCGGCGCGGCGGATGGCACTACGCCGGCGGAGCTTGCCGGCGCCGGCGTTCTGCTCGGCCGCGTCGACGGGCAGCCATTGCGCCACCTTGTCAAAGAAAAACGAGCGGATGCCGCCCGCCTCGACGTCGAAGCCCGTCATCAGCGGCCCTTGCCGGACCCAGCTTTTCATGAACACGACCCGCGGCTCGGCCGCACCCTTGGGATACAGGAAGCGGACGGCATAGGCGCCGGGCTTCTGTTCGCGGGGGACGTGGCGCTTGGCATAGGCGGTGCCGTCGGGGTTCTGCTGGCGGGCGATGCGCTGCGACTGGCGGTCGCGGATCGCACGGGCCATCTTGCGTAGGAGGCTCCGCTTTTCGGCCGGGGCCAGCCGTAGCAGTAGATCCCCGGCGAGCCGCTCGATCGGGGCAAAATCGTCAGTCACGGCGTCATGTCGACCACGCCGTCGATTAGGCGGACACCGGCGACGCCGGGAAAGGCATCGGGCGGAAGCGTATCGTCGAGGTGGGTGACGTGGACACCGCCCTGCGCCGGCGTCACCCGGACACGCTCGGTAAGCGCGATGTCAATCGACACGTCGCACAGATCACCGTCGAGGATCTCGGCTTCGAAGGTGAAGGGCTGGCTATCGCCCTTCTGTAGCAGCTCAGGCTGGTTTTCCGCGATCCACCCCAGGATGGGAACGATCAGCGTGTCGATGTTGCCGGCGAAGTCCTGCACGACGACGTTGAGAGTGTAGCTGTACTGGAACGACAGCGAACCGGCGCGACAGCCGATCGTGCCGCGATCGATGAAGAGGGTCAGGTTTTCCGGGTTGTCGGCGAGCGGCTTGACGCTGCGCAGCAGGACCGCCTTCAGGCTGTCGGGCTTCTTCACGGCGCGGCCTTCGGCACCGGGCAGGTGCCGGGGGCATGCCAGTTAACGAGGCGGTCCTTGCTATCCGCATTGAATCGGAAGGCGCGCGCCAGGCGGATGATGCCGGCGCGGATCGGCGCCGGGATCTGGGCGATCAGCGAGGCGTCTTCGGGCAGGCCGGCGGGGCGATCGGCGCACGTCATGAGATCGGCCGGCGGCTGGGGCGGATCCACGGCGACCGCGACAGGCACCTCGACCGCCGGTCGCTCAACGGCTCGGTGGGCGCAGCCCGGCAACGCCGTTGACAGCAGCAAGCCAGTCAGGCCCCACGAGATTGCGGCGTTCGGCTTCGGCATCGGCGGTCTCCATGCGCTCGGCCGCGGCACGGGCGGCTTCGGCCGCAAGGCGCGCGGCCTGGTTGTCGTTGATGGTGCGGGCCTTGGCATCGGCCATAGCCTTGGTGAAAAGATCGATCGTCTTGCGATCGACGTCGGCGCGGAATTTGACCAGGTCCGCGACATGGCGGGCGCAGGCGGCGCCACTGCCCCCCTTGTCCGGCGCGGTCCATTCGACGCCGGAACGGGCGCAGACGATCTCGGCGCGATGCACGGCATCGTCGCGCTGCTTGAGCGCTTCGCCGCGTTGAACGTACAGCCATGCGCCGATCGCGGCGACGACGACGAGCGTCAGCCATTCCCGGCCGTTGCGGATCGACCGCCACAGCCCGATCACAGCGGCAATCCCTGCACGAACAGCCGGCGTTCCCGCTCTCGCCGATCGGTCAGGCCCTTTACCGTGCAGGACCAGCCACCCGCCGCTTTCGGGGCGCAGGTTTCGCCGCGGCGTCGATAGGCGGCCACCTCTTTGGCGGGAACGGTCACCTTGTTCCATGCGGCAAAAGAGGCCGCTGCCCCCGCCCAGTCGCCGGCATTGATCCGCCGAACGAGCGTCGAGGCGCAGATCGCGCCCGTCCCCATGTTGTAGGCGAGCGACACGACGGCCGCAGCCTGGTTGCCGCGACCATAGAGACCCGGCGCGCAGCGCATGATCGGCTCGGCATGGGCGATCAGTGCGGTTTCCAACATCGCGTCGCACTGCGCCGGGGTGTACGTCTTCCCGATCGTCACGCCCGTGGTGATGCCGTCGCAGGCGGTCGGCACGCGGACGAGGTCGAGGTATGCCTTCAGGTAGCGCGGACCGGCGACATGACGCAGCGTGATCGTCTGATCGCGCTCGACCTTGGCTTCGACGGTTCGGCCGCTTTCCTCGGCGGGGACCAGCACGAATGCCGCCGCAGCGCCCATCGCGCTGCCGATCACGGCGGTGAGCGTCTTGCGGGATATGCCGGGCTTTGCCGCCGAGGGGGCCGGCGCGGGAGCCGTCATTTGCCATCCTTTCGCTTGGGGAGGAATCGCGAGATCAGGTCCGCCGGAAGCGTGCCCAGCGCGTCGGCCGCGCCCGAAATGAAGCGCGGGGCCGATTTGAAGGCCACCATGCCGATCGAGAAGCTGATGCCCTGAAGCACGAACGGATCGGGCGCGAGCAGCACGCCGACGATGCGTGTCGCGAAGTAGCTGACGACGACACCGACGGCGAATTGTGTGAAGCGGTCCGCCCAGGTCAGCCCGCGTTCGTAGGAGACGGCGACCAGCGCGCCGAGCGCGGCCGGCGAGAGGCCGATGGCGAGGGTGACGATCCAGTCCCAGACCGGGGCGAGGTGCTTCAGCATGACGGATCAGTCCCAGAGGTTGACGACGTCGCTGCGCACGGCGACGGCCGGCGCGGCGATGGCGGGGATGGTGACGACCTCTCCCTTGGGCAGGATGGGTCCGAGCGCGGCGAGGCCGGGGTTGGCGGCGAGGATCGCAGGCAGATCGGCAGGCCCAAGGCCGCGTTCGCGCCAGACCAGCCCGTCGAGCGTGTCGCCCTGGCGCGCGCGCAGCGTGTCGGTGAGCGGCGCCAACATCAGATCAGGTCGATCGTGGTGCGCGTGACGCCGCGAATGTCGCGGATCGCATGGAGCGAATCGCGGCGCAGCTCGGTGACGCTGGGATCGAGATCGTCGGCCTTGCGCTGACCGGCGCCGGTGATGTCGATGTCGCGATAGCGCTCGACGACTTCCGCCTTGGCGGCGGTGAAGACGGCACGGCGGTAGAGCAGCACGAAGGTGCTGGTGCCGTCGATCATGGGGGCGGGCACCTGGTCGAGCGAGGTGGCGCCTTGGGCGCGGCGATCGGCGGCCCAGCCGGCGAGATCGCGGCCGACCGTCAGGATGGCAGCGATCATCGCCTCGCGCATGCGCGCCGGTGTCACGCCGTCGCGGATCCGCATCTGCTCGCGCCACATCGCGAGATCGATGTCGGGAAACCAGCCGTCGTTCTCGATCGCCGGGAGCGCCGGCGCCGGCTCGGTGGGATCCGACAGGACGGTGGCGATGAAGTCGCTCATACGACGGCGCGGGCGAGCAGGATGGCGGCCGTCGTGAAGACGAGCAGGCCGATCAGCGCGGAGGTGACCCCGGCTACGACCGGATGGTCGCCCAGGATGCGATCGGTGGGCTGTGACACGACCGCGACGATCGACCCCAGCATCGCGCCGACGATGCCGACGCCGAGGGCCGCGACGCATGCGATGAAGCCGATGATGGTGGCGGGCATGGGGTGGCCTTCGAAGTTCACGGGGGTGAGGACCGGGTCGAACGGCGGCCCTGCGACCCGAAGGTCTCCCGCCTCGCGCGATCCGCCCCCGAGCGCCGGGGGCGAGCTGGTCAATCGGTGTCGTTCGGTGTGGTGTCGGCGTTCCCGGTTTCGGGAACAGGCGAATTGACTTGGTCGATGCCTTTGACTGCCGCGGCGCGGGCGCGATCGAGGCCGCGGAGCATCGTCTTGACGCCGACGCGATCGTGCAGGTCCTGCGCCTTGGTGAGGACGGCCGCGGCGCGGTCGATCGTCGGCACGATGGCGTCGCCGGTCGACATGCCGGCGGCACGGATTAGCTCTGCTCCGATCGCCTTCAGCAGCTTGGCGCGGGGCTGATCGTGCATGTCGATGCCGTCGGTCAGCGCCTCGACCGCTTCCAGAACGTCGAGGGGAAAGACGTCGCTGCGCGCCTGCACCTTCAGCGCGGCGTCGGCGATCAGTTCGAGGACGAGCGTTGCGGCATCGCGTTCGTAACGCGACGGCATGGGAAGCGCGAAGCGGAGCGCGAAAGCAGCGAGATCGAGCGCGCGCCACCAGTCGCCCACGTCGAGGTGCCAGACCATGATAGTGGGCAGCACGTCGTCGGCGCCGGTCGGTTCGAGGGTATTGCCTGTGGTGGCACGGCCTGCGTCGAGCAGCCCGTCGCACCAGGCCCGATATTCGGGCAGCATCTCGCGCTTGGCAGCGATCTTGCGGTCGACCGACTTGATCTGGCGCAGGCGCTGGATGTCGTGGCGCAGGCGCATCGCGATCGTCGCCGCGGCGCGGGCGGCGGGGGTGTTTCCGGCGGGCTGGGGCGGCGCAGGCGCTGCGGCCGGGCGATCGGCCGCGGCGGTGCGGGTGCGCCCGCCCCCAGACGCAGGAGCGGACGCCGCTTTCATGGCAAGGATTTGCTCCTGGCGGCGAGCGAAGCTCATTCGACGTGTCCTGGTGGGGGCGGGAACGGCGGTGGGGCGTCAGGCGGCGACCGTCAGGCCGCCGGCTTGGTGCCCATGACGATGTTTTCGATGAGCACGGCCTTGCCCATGTCCTCGACGACATAGGCGTGGTTGACGCTCTCGTAGTTTTCGATCTGGTCGCGCTTGGCGTTGTCCTCGATCTTGCGGCGCTCGCTGCCGATCTGTTCGTAGACCGACAGGTTGGCGAGCGTCGTGATGAGGATGGCGTCCTTCGGGAACTTCGGCACGCGAATCGCCGTCAGGCCGCCGAGTTTCTTGTCCGACAGCAGGACGTCGCGCGCGAGCTGTTCGGTCGCCTTGTCGCCCGACGCGTTGACGATCGCGAAATACTTGTCGTTCACCAGCTCGCGGCCGACGATCACGACCAGGTCGGTATCCTCGCGGTAGTTTTCGTGCAGCAGCTCGATGCCGGCATACACGACGGCGTCGATGTTGACGAAGTCGACCTTGGCGGTGGTGAGGTTGCTCTTTTCGGGGTTCACCACCTCGCCGGCGCCGACGTAGATCTTGCCGGGCGTGGTGACGACGCCGGCCGCGTTGCGGACTTCCGGCTTCAGGTCGCCGCCCGCAGCGTGACGCTCGGGTGCGTCCTCGCGGATATGCTGGAGCCAGCCTTTGTTGACGTCCTGCAACAGCGGATAGGTGACCGGATCGGTATCCTTGGCGACCTTCACGCCGTTGAAGCCGATCGTGATGATATCCATCGCCTTGGCGGTGATGATCGCGTCGCGGATCAGAGGCTGGAAATTGGGCTGGTGCGCCCAGGCATCGAGCGTCTCGTAGCGGATCAGCGTGTCGAAGTCGGTCTTCTCGCAGCGATAGCGCGTCGCGTCGAGATCTCCGGGGTAGCGTGGCTCGCGATCCTTCGTGCGCGTGTCGGTGCGGCTGGCGATCGTGCCCTTCACGCCGACGCCGACCTTGTCGCCTTCCTGCGCCACGACGGGGATGATGTTGATCCGCGACAGGAAGTCGCTCGACGCCTTCAGCTTGGCGCGCAGGGTCTGCGCAACGGCGGGCAGCACCTCGAACGAGCGCGACGGATCCGCGACGTTGTTCAGCTTGCCGATCTGCTGGGTGTAGGCGTCATACTTTGCACGGGTGGCGTTGAGCATCGGGGTGGTTCCTGTGGCGGCGGGCGTTCGGGGCGAAGGGGCTGCGGATCAGCAGTCGGTGAGTTGATCGTCCGCGCCGCCCGTCGACGGCTGGCGGCTGAAGCGCGGCTGTTCGGTGCCGGCGAGCTGCGTCTTCAGGCCGGCCAGCTCGGTGGTCAGCGCCGCCTGTGCTTCGGCGATCGGCTGCACCGCTGCGGTGACGACACCGGTCACCGCCGTCTTCATGTCGGCGGTGAAGGCGACGAAATCGAAATTGTCGTTGGCCGGGGTGGGCGCTGCGGGCGGCGTCGGTGCGGCGGGCTGTTCCGTCTTGCCGAACTTCGCCGCGACGGCGGAAAATAGCCGATCGACGATGCTGTCGACCTTCTCCTGTTCGGCCTCGAACGCCAGTGCCGCGCGTTCGCTGGAGGTGAACAGGGTCAGGTTGTTGACGCGCGAGAAGTTGAGGCGCTGCGTCGCGATCGACGCCGGCGTGTCGGTGAAGGCGAGGCCGATCAGACCATATTTGCCCGTTCCGGCGTAATTCGGCGAAAGCTCTACCGACGGAAACGGCTTCTGCTCGCGCTTGGACAGCTCGACCATCGCATCACTGGCATCGACCTGGGCGTACAAAGCCCGGCGCTTTTCCGTCTTGTCGGCGATGACGATATCGTCGGTCCGCGCCTCGACGGCGATAACGGTGCCATGGTTGTTGAATGGCGGTTCGGGGCTGTAGCCGCTGATGTGTTCCAGATTGCACTGGGGGGCGTACGTCTCGACGTTGAAGGTCTCGACGATGTTGTCGATCATTTCGGCGGTCACATTGCGACCGTCGCTGATCGTCTCACCCTCGACGAAGGCGCGGAAAATCTTGCTCTTGGTGCCCATGGCGTCTGGTCCCTCGATCTCTCGTCTACGGCGCGCCGGGCGCCCGTCTTTGCAGGCCAGATCAGGGACTGAATTGAGCGCGGCGCTCAATGGCGGGGACTTGTAGAATTGCGTTCTACAAGTGCAGCGGGGGGCGGCGGCTGGGCGCGCGCGGCAAGGTCGGCGCGCCATGTCGATCCTCGCCGATCCCCTAACTCTGCCACCAGAGGAGCGCCGTAGGCCTGCGCGCTCGCTCTACTGGCGCGGCTGGTCACTCGGGCAGATCGCCGGCGAGTTGGATCTGAAATACGACACGGTGAAGAGCTGGGCGCGGCGCGATCGGTGGGACGATGCGCCCTCGATCCGCAAGCTGGAGGACTGTCTTGAGACGCGCCTGATGGTGCTGATCTGCAAGGAACAGAAGACCGGCGCGGACTATACCGAATTGGACGCGTTGCGCCGGCAGGTGGAGAGCCTGGCCAAGGTGCGCCGTTACGAGGCGCCGGGCGGGCATTCGGGCGACCTGAACGACAAGGTCGCCAATCGCAACGCGGGCGAGAAGAAGCCCCGCGCGAAGAAGAATCACTTCACCGCGGACCAGGCTACCGAGCTGAAGGCGATCTTCCTCGACCAGCTCTACGGCTACCAGGAGGCGTGGTTTGCCGCGCTGTCGTTCCGGACGCGGATGATCCTGAAGTCGCGCCAGATCGGCGCGACATACTATTTCGCGTTCGAAGCGCTGATCGACGCGGTCGAGACCGGGCGGAACCAGATCTTCCTATCGGCCTCAAAGGCGCAGGCCCACCAATTCCGCTCCTACATCGTCAGCTTCGCCAAGCTGGTCGGCGTCGCGCTGACCGGCGACCCGATGCTCATCACGAGCGAACTGCGCCCGGCGGAGGAAGCAGCGGCCGAGCTGCACTTCCTCGGCACCAATTTCCGCACCGCGCAGGGCCGCCACGGTAATTTCTACTTCGACGAATTCTTCTGGGTCCACAGCTTTGAAGAGTTAAACAAGGTCGCCAGCGGCATGGCGACGCACAAGAAGTGGCGGAAGACCTATTTTTCGACACCGTCGACGATCGCGCATGCGGCCTATCCGTATTGGACCGGCGAGCGGCGCAACCGGCGCCGGAAGAAGGAAGACCGCGTCGAGATCGACGTCAGCCATGCCGCGCTGAAGGACGGATCGCAGGGGCCGGACCGGATCTGGCGCCACATCGTCAACATCCTCGACGCCGAGGAAGCCGGCTGCGACCTGTTCGATATCGACGAGCTGCGCGACGAATACGCGGCCGACGAATTCGCCAACCTGTTCCTGTGCGACTTCGTCGACGACAGCCTGTCGGCGTTCCGGTTCAACGACCTGGTCAAGTGCGGCGTCGACAGTATCGAGGAATGGACCGATTTCCACCCCGACGCTGCCCGGCCCTATGGCGACCGGCCGGTGTGGGCGGGATACGACCCCCAGAACAGCGAGACGGGCGACAATGCGTCGCTGTGCATCTTTGCGCCGCCTTTGGTGCAGGGCGGCCCGTTCCGATTGTTGGAACGGCACCCGCTGCGCGGCCTCGACTTCGAACAGCAGGCGACGTTCATTCGCGGCATGCTGTCGCGGTACAATTGCACGTACCTCGGCATCGATGCGACCGGCGTCGGCGCCGGCGTCTACCAGCTACTCGCTAAACTCGACAGCGGGATCCGCGGCGTCACCCGGATCGAATATTCGCTCGAGGTGAAGGCAGCGATGATCATGAAGGCCCAGCACGTCATCAGCCGCGGTCGTCTGGCCTTCGACAGCATCTGCACCGACGTCGTCAGCAGCTTCGTGTCGATCAAGAAGACGCTGACCACGTCGGGCCGGAACGTGACGTTCAAAGCCGGCCGCGGCGGTGAGGACGGGCACGCCGATCTCGCCTGGTCGATCATGCACGTCCTGATGAACGAACCGCTCGACGGCAAGGAAGCCCAGAAGAGCACGATGGAGATCCTGTGACATGAGCAAGGCAAGCCTTCGACGCATGGCGCGCAGCGAGGCGGCGCGCGCGGCGGCCGGCGCGATCGACGCGAGCCGGACGTCGACGGCGGTCGAGGCGTTCACGTTCGGCGATCCGGAGCCGGTGAACAGCCGGCGCGAGGTGCTGGATCTGCTGCAATGCTGGCACAACGGGCGATGGTATGAGCCGCCGATCAGCGTCGAGGGGCTGGCGCGATCGTTCCGCGCCAGCCCGCACCACAGCTCGGCGATCATCCTGAAGCGCAACCTGCTGGTGAAGTCGTTCGTGCCGTCGCCCTGGCTGTCGCGAACCGAATTCGAAAAGCTGGTGCAGGATTACCTGATTTTCGGGTTCGGGTTCCTCGAACAGCGCCGGGCCGTGCTGGGCAACCTGTTGCGGCTCGAACAGACGCCGGCGAAATTCACGCGCGTCGGCGTCGTGCCTGGCACCCATTTTTATCTGGAAGCGGGCGGCGCGGAGAGTGAATTCCGGCCGGGGAGCGTGCTGCAGGTGATGCAGCCCGATATCAACCAGGAGATCTACGGCGTCCCCGAATATCTGTCGGCGCTGCAATCGGCGCTGCTCAACGAGGCGGCGACGCTGTTCCGCCGGAAATATTATCTCAACGGCAGCCACGCCGGCTTCATCCTGCATGCGACGGGCGACTTTTCCGATGGCGACGTCGATGCGATCCGTGAGGCGTTGAAACGGTCGAAGGGGCCGGGCAATTTCCGCAACCTGTTCGTCCACCAGCCCGGCGGCAAGGATGGCGGGATCAAGATCCTCCCGATCGCGCAGATCGGCGCCAACGACGAATTCCTCGGCATCAAAAACGTGACGCGTGACGACATGCTCGCCGCGCACCGCATGCCGCCGGTGCTGCTCGGCATCGTGCCGGCCCAAGGGTCAACGTTCGGCAAGCCGAGCGAGGCGGTCGATATGTTCTTCGAGCTGGAGATCGAACCGATTCAGTCGCGACTGCTGGAGGTGAATGACCAGGTGGGCGCGCCGGCAGTGGCGTTCGCGCCGCGTAAGGCCGCGGCATCCGCTTAAACGTGCTAAATTCAACAGTGGTGGCACAGGCGGGTTTCGAACCCGCAATGCGTTTGTTTTAAGTCGTCTGCTCTATCAAATCGGCAGGTTACAGACTTCGGCATGGACTGATTCATACGCTCAGCGCGTATTTTCGGCATTGGTTTACGCTAAGCGCGAAAAAATCACCGTGGCCGATCTATCTGCTTGTGCTTTACGAAAGCCGCAGAAATCTGCGACTTTTAGTGCATTCGCTGCACTGTTTGGCCTTTCCGACAGACCGCCTTCGACTGTGAACTACGTTAACCCTCTTGCTTGGCGCGACGTTTTAACACAATTTGTGAGGGTTGAGTTCGGGGGTGATCCGATCGCTGGTAGATCCAACGGTCGGCTTCCCGAACACAGCACCTTCGCGTCCGCGCGAGGGCGGTAGGAGGGTCTTTGCATGGGACTCGGCGGCATCGTCTCACAACGATGTGCGCAAGTCCGGGTTGGTCACCTAACCCTTCCTACCGCTTAGCGGATGATACGCTCAGTTTTCCCACGACGGCAAGAGCGATCATAACTCAACGCTCAAAAAGCTCGTAGGACTTATAAGGCGCGGCCGAAGCTTGGCCGGAAAAGCTTTGAGCGAAGATAGATCAAGCGTTCACTATTGGCACGTCTTCTAATCTCGTTGTCCACGCGGGCGACCGATTGTCCGCCCTGAGTTTCCACTCACGATGAAAGCCCTGAGACGCCGCGACCGCGGTCCACTTTCCAAACCGACCGTTGATCTCGTCGAGGGCGCCCATCAGGCGAACCCGCCGGTCATCCGGTTCATCGAACAGCGTACGGGGGCGCAGCTCTGCGGCGACGAGGTTTTCCAGAATGACGCCGGCCTTGGTGAAGGCATAGCCATCGCGCCATGCGCGTTCGGCCCCGCGCCGCGCCGCGGCGATCAATTGCAGGCTGTCGGCCGTCATCGGATGCAGCGTCACGGCGTGCGAAGCGGCATATTGGGGCCGGTCGGGGCGGTGACGGTTGGTGTGGAAGAAGGCGGTCAGCCGGCCGGCGACGAGGCCATGCCCGCGCAATTTCTCACCGGCGCGCATCGCATATTCAGTTAGCGCGCCCATAAGCTGGTCGAACCGCGTCACGGGCGTGCCGAACGACCGGGTGACGGCCATCCCCTTGCGCTGCGGCTCGATAGCCTCGACGGCGTTGGCAGCCACCCCGCGCAGCTCGGCGACCAGCCGTTCGAGTAAGACTGTGCCGACGGCGCGGGCTTGCTTCATCGGCATGTCGCGCAAGGCTGCCGCGGTGCGGATGTCGAGGTCGAGCAGCTTGCTTGCCGTCGCGCGGCCTACGCCCCAGACGTCTCCGACCTCGATTATGTCCATAACCTCGCGCCGCACGGCGTCGTCGCGCAGGTCCGCCACCCCGCCGAACCGCGGATCGGTCTTGGCGGCGCGGTTCGCCAGTTTCGCCAGCGTCTTCGTACCGGCGATGCCGACGCAGGTCGGGATGGTCGTCCATTGCTGCACCTGCTTCCGCATCGCATGGGCATGGGCGACCAGATCCCGGTCCTCGAACCCCGCCAGATCGAGGAACGTCTCGTCGATCGAGTAGATCTCGAAGTCCCGTGCGAAGGCTTCGCAGGCGGCGATCACGCGGCGCTGCATGTCGCTGTACAGCGTGTAATTGGACGACAGAACGCGGATGCCGTGTCGACGTACCATGTCGCGCAGGTGATGGATGGGATCGCCCATCTTGATGCCCAGGGCCTTCGATTCGGCCGAGCGGGCGATCACGCATCCGTCATTGTTCGAAAGAACGACGACGGGGACGTCCTTCAGGCTGGCGTCGAAGGCGCGCTCGCACGAGACGTAGTAGTTGTTGCAGTCGATCAGCGCGATCGGCGTGGTCACGATAGCCGGCGCGCGACTGCGACGACGACGCCCCAGATCTCGACATATTCGTCGACCAGGATGGGGGGATAGCCTTCGGCTTCCGCTACGAGCCAGTGCCGCCGATCGATAAAGCGCAGCCGTTTCAAGGTGCGCTCGCCGTGGACCAGCGCCACGACGATCGAGCCGGGCCGCGCTTTCTTCGCGCGGTTGACAACGACCAGGTCGCCGTCGCTGATGGCGGCGCCGGTCATGGAATGGCCCTCGATCCGCATCAGGTAACTCGCGGCCGGGTGCTCCATGAGATAGGCGCCGAGGTCGATTGGCTCTTCCATGTCGTCCTGCGCCGGCGAGGGGAAGCCGGCGGGGGTGCGCGTCAGGAAGAGCGATGCCTCACGGGGGATCAGCTCGAACGGGACGTCGATGAGTCGGAGCGTCTGCATCCCGCAGCATGTAGCGCGATGCGGAACACAAAGGGAACGCAGATTTTTCAATGACGTCGCGCGAGCCGTCCTGACGGGCGCCGTTAAGCCCCGCAGGGCGCGATAGACGCGCTGGTCGATCGAAGTGCCCCCAGCCTGCGCCGCGCCCCAGGGGGCACCGCCGGGCGGCCGGCTGCTACCCGACCTTGCCACCTCGATTTACGCGCTTTTCCCCCCACCTCGCCCGCGCCCTTTTCGTGTCGCTTTTGGTGCAGTAGTTGACGACCAGGTGCCCCGGCCTCAATCCTAAGGTTTGGGTCTTATGAGAAATATCGATCACCGGTGCATTTCGGTGCATCGACGGGGCAAATCGCGCCACGGCTGCGGTTGACAGGCGCCAGAATCCGCATGCTCCTCCTAGGGAGCCTCGGGGCCGCCCAAGCGGCCACGTTCGACAGCGGTCGTTTGACGCTGTCGGGGCACTGGCTCGGGGCCTTGGGGCTTGATGAAGCAGCAAACAGCGCACGGCGAAGCCGTTCCTTTTATCTTTGATCCTTACAGGGCCTCTGTCTGTCCGGTCGGCGGATTTGCACCCTCAACAGCATCGCGAAGCCGTTCGAGAACGGCACGCAATCCGGGGTCGGTCGCCTCGGCGATAACCTCGTCGACGGTGCTGGTCTTCAGCTTGCGCTGGCGGGCGAGCTTTTCTGCAACGGCGCGCACAAACTCGGTCGGGCGGCGCAACATGCGGCGGACACGCTCTTTGGCCGTCGCCGGCGTCTGAAGGATGTAGGCGTTGGCGATCTGCTCGGTCTGCTGCTCGTCAGGCTCGGCATTCTCAATTGGCTGGCAGCGCCGGATCCAGTCGAGGAAGCCATGCTCCTTAAGGCGCGTCAGGGCGGCGTGTACGGCGCTGCGCGACCGCCGTATCGCATCGGCGATCCAGCGGACGGTCGGGTCTAGGCGACCGGTCTTCTTGCCCCGCAAGCGCATGAGGTAACGATAGACCTCCATGCCGATTGCGCCGATCGCCCCGTTGCGCTTGCCGGGCAGCTTCGTCTCACGCTCAAATTCTTCCAGCGCCCGCATGCGCGCATTGTGTTCCGATTTCGGGAACATGTTGTGTTGGCGCCAGAGCGCGACCTCGGCACCGCCGGCATTATGGCTGTGACGGCGGACAGGCTGACCACTGCGCTTCCGCGCGCCGACGGGGCTTTCGGTGAGGGGGAGGGCGGTCAC